GTGAAAGGCGAGGGAGCGTTTGCGGCGGCGCACCGGGAGAAGTTGGCGGAGTTCGGGATGGAACAGCAACCGATCTGGGAGGAATTGGGGCGGCAATTGCAGACGCGCCAGTTACCGGTGAAAGCGTCTGATTTTTTATTTACGAAATGATCGACCAGAAAGAGCAGCAATGCATCGACATCATCCTGGAGAATCATCCCGGTGACTCATGGATTTACACGAATGATCAGTTTAGCGAACTGGACGGGTTATTCGTGAGGAACGGAGTGGTACGGGCGGTGGCGGAGATCAAGGCGCGGGAGAAACCGCTTGGGACGTATGAGAAGGAGATGCTTGGGTGGAACAAGATGGAAGTCGGGCAGTGGGCGAGCAAGGCGTTTAGATGTCCGTTTTATTTATTTTCCTACCACCCGATGAACGATGTGGTGGCGGCGTACAGGATTACGGATGAGGCGGGTCGATTTATCAGAAAGTTTGATGTGAGTGATTATGAGCAAAACAGGACAAGCGAAGACCGGGAAAACAAAGTCACCAGAAAAACCGCGTGGGTCGAAAACAAAGACCCAGGTCTCCTCGCGAGACGCGGATTGCGATGTCTTTACTGAGAAGTATCTCGGGCTGAAACTTTACGATTGGCAGAAGAAAGTTCTGTTTGATCTGAGCAAGCCGGGTGCGCGGGTGGCGTTGAAAGCGGCGAACGGCAGTGGCAAGACTGCGATGATTGCCGGGCCGAGTGCGTTATGGTATGCGCTGATCTATCCCGGCAGTATAGTCATCACGACCAGTGGCGTTTATCGTCAGGTGAAGGAACAGTTATGGCCACAGATTCGGAGTTTGGCGAGTAAGGTTGCGGGGTTGGGGATGCAGATCAACCAGACCGATTTGACGATGGACAACGGTTCGAGGATTCTGGGATTTGCGACTGACCAGCCTGGGCGATTTGAAGGCTTCCACGGTCAGGTTTTCATCGTATTAGACGAATGCAAGTCGATCCAGGAGGATCTATTCGAAGCGGTGGCCCGAATCCAGCCAAATCGAATCCTGGCGATGAGTTCGCCGGGCGGCACCACGGGCAAGTTCTACAAGATATTCTCGAAGGAACAGAAGTGGTGGAAACTGCACACCGTCACGGCATTCGAGTGTCCGCACATCAAGAAATCGTGGATCGACGAGCAGATGGAGATGTGGGGGAAAGATCACCCGCTGATTCGCTCGATGATCTTTGGCGAGTTCCAGGAGACGAGTGGCGAAGGCTTGGTGATACCGTGGGAGTCGTTGATGCAATGTTTGGACAGTCCACCGACGAAGGACGGTCATGAGATGGTGGCGGCCTGCGACTTTGCGGCTGCCGGGGATGAGAGTGTGTTTTGTATGCGGATTGGCAACAAGATTACCAAACTGACGGCCTGGCGCGAGGCGAACACGATGGCGGGTTGCGCCCGGTTTGCGTTGGAGTTTGAGAAAGCCGGGTTGAAGCCTGAGCAGATATTCGGGGATGCAGGCGGGTTGGGGTTGCCGATGTGCCATCAGTTGGCTGAGATGGGCTGGCCGATTCACCAGATCAACCTCGGCGGACGGGCGCATGAACCGGACAGGTACATGAACCGGGGAACGGAGATGTGGTTTAACGCTGCCCGGCAGATTGACCGGATGGAGTGTATTGTGCCTGATGATGAGATTCTGCATAGTCAACTGACTACGCGCCGGGTCGGCACGGCGAAGACCGGCAAGTTGAACCTGGAGAGCAAGAAAGAGATGAAGGCGCGTGGGTTCAGCAGTCCCGACCGGGCGGATGCCGTGGTGATGGCATTGGCGAGTTATTCGGATCAGTACATGTGGCAGCGCATGACTCAACCGGACTTGAATGAAGTGCTGGAAGCGGGTATGAGTGACTGGACGGGTGACACCAAGTTACGGGAGTCGATGGGACTGAATACGGGATGAATGTGTTGGGAATAATTCGGGCGGTTTTGGAGTTGTTAAAGCAATTATTTAGCTATGGAAAAAAGACCGAGAAGAAGAACCTGGAAGCGGTGGTTGACGCTCGTCGCCGTGACAAGCTGGATTGGGTGCGGAATCGGATGTCAAACGACACTCCCGAGGAAGCTGGACGCGACCAAGCAGATCATCCTGGGGAATGAACGTGGGTTCGAGGATGCGTACAACGCCAGCCCGGACGCGAAGAAGTTTGTGCATTCGTTGATGGAACAGATCATCGAGTACGAGTACGAACTGGAGAAGGCAAGTTTGGAATGACGCTGAAACAGGAGGATCATCTGACCGGAATCCTCAAGTCGGTCACCACCGGGATCGACAAGAAATACCGGGCGGGCCAGGCGGAACACGGTGGTGATTTGTGGGAGCGGGTGCCGTTGGTCGAGGACATGATCGAGGAATCGATTGACCAGGTGACCTATGCGCTGACGTTGAAACAGCAGTTGGCCCGGGTGAAGGAATTGCTCGATGACGCAAGAAACGCAGTTCCCGACAACCCGGTCACGGCGCAGAAACTGATCACCCGTGCGATGAGTTATTTGTAGTACAGACCAAGTACACCCCCGAGGCACTTGCCAAGCCAACGATTTCACGCACCCAATTCGGGTGCGTTTTTTTTACGCACTAACAGAAAAATCGAGATGGCAGCAAAAAGACAAGGCTACAAGTCACGGCAGGACGAATCACTCGGGGCGCGGCGCGGTGCGCGTAAGAGCCTGAAGCGAAACGTATCAGCGTCCGGTCGGCGGGCGATGGCTTCCGGGCCACGCAAGGCGGCAGGCGGCAAGAAGTACGGTCTGAAGCCGAGGAAACGCTAATCCTCCCCGCCGGTGGAGGTCACACCCATGACCGCCGAGAAACAGTTTGATGCGTTCTGCGGCGAGTTGGAGGCATTGCTGGGTCGATACCAGGAGGAGTTTGACCTGAGCGATGCCACGTTGATTGGTGGCCTCCAGATGTACTCCACGCTGTTCGCCTTGCAGGCGATGGGTCATTGCGTGGAGGAAGAAGAAGACGAGGAGGAGGAGGAATATTAGATGCACGGTCGGCAGAAATTAAACACGGCAGTATTGCAGGACTTGGCGGATCGTTCGGTGTGGGACACCCGTCAGCGGATGTTCTACGAGATGCGCCACCACGGGTTGAGGCGAAAGAACAAACCATGGCCCGGGGCGAGTGACGTACACTTTCCGCTCGTCGACACGACGATCAGCGAACTCAAACCGGCGTATTTCCAGCAGTTGTTTGCCACCGACTTAATTGCACAATTCATTCCCACATCGCCCCAGGTAGCCGAGTACACGACTGCCGCCGCCCAGTGGTTCGATCATCGGGTGAAGCAGAAGACGAACCTCGAGACGGAGGTGTTGAGTGCGGTGGATGCCATGTTGATGTGTGGCACCGGGGTGTTGAAGGTGCTTTGGGATTACTCATCGAAACGGTTGAAGTATTACACCGTCGATCCCCAGCACATCGTGGTTCCCGCCTGGACGCGGGACTTGGCCGATGCAGACCGGATTTGTCATATCAGCGTTTACTCGATTGAATCGTACAAACGCCAGAAGCACCTGAAGCAGGACAAGGCGATCCTCGACCAGATCGTTGGCAGTTACGGTGAGGATTCCGGTGACATGAACACCGAGGCGGCGAAGTACGAACGCGAAGGACTGACATTCCCCGAGAAGGAAAAGATCATCGTCTGGGAGGTTTATTATCGCTGCCCGGACACCGGTCAGTGGTTGATCTGCACCTACTCCCCGACATCCCCGGACATCGACCTTCGTCCGACGATGAAGATTCCGTACAACCATGGCAAACCGCCGTTTGTCATTTTCAACTACGAGATCAAAGACCCGGGCTTTTATTCGAGCCGGGGAGTGGTCGAGTTGCAGGCGATCTTTGAGGCGGAACTGACCAAGTTGATGAACGAGAAGAATGACGCGATGACGTTGTTCAATCGTCCGTTGTACCGGGCCGAGCGGGACATGCCAAACAGCGGCAATCTCCGCATGACACCTGGCAGCATCCTGCCGTATGGGATTCAGCCGGTGACCCACCAGTCTCCGCCGATCTCGTTCGACACCCAGATGAATATCATGCGCGAAATCGCGCAGAACCGGGTCAGCACACCGGACTTCGGCCTGACTCAGACGTTGCAGAATACGGAGCGCAGGACGGCAACGGAAATCCAGGCAATTGGCGGGTTATACCAGCAATCGAGCGATTTACGGATGCGAATCTTCCGAATTGCACTGGGCAACCTGTACCGGATGAGTTGGTCGATCCTGTTGCAATACGACAAGACCAGCCTCGACTACTGGTACCTCGACACGGCGCAGCAGGTGCCACAGGAGGCGTTGCACGAGCAGTACGGCATCCAGCCCACCGGCAGTGCGGACGGCGTCAACAAGCAGTTGTTGATGCAGAAAGCCATCACCCGGTTCCAGATGTTCGCCAATGACCCGTACATCGACCAGGGCCAACTGCGAAAGACGATCCTGGAGAGTGATGACGCGACACTCGTCAAGCGGTTGTACGTTGACCCGATGATGGAGCAGGCCAACCAGGCGGAGGATCAAGCCAACGAGATCACGTTCCTCCGGTTGGGTTTCCCGGCGGTGGTGAAAGATTCAGACGATCACCTGGTACACATCCAGACGGTCATGGCATACATCACCAACCGGGCCGACACTGGCGCACCACCGGAACCGGCTGAGGGACAATTCCTCGAGCAACACATTGGCGAACATTTGGAGAAGCTGAAGGAAGCCGACCCGAAGACCGGTCGTCAGGTGGAGAACGAACTAAAGAATTTATTCGCCCAGATGCAGCAAGCGGTTGTTGCCCAGGCGGAACAACAAAATGTGGAGTCGATTGAAGAACCGGTGGCGGCAATGGAAGCAGTTCCGCCAGGTGTTGCAGTGGTCTAATCCGCCCGAGTGGACGAATGAACATGCTGCGAAGTTGCAGACGTTCATGAGTAGCGAGGTCGGAGTACAGTTGAAGTACCACCTGCGAAACTTGCACATCCAAAATTGCGACCGGCTAATTTCATCTCCAGCAGACCTGGCGTATCACGCCGGTCACGCCGCCGGGTTCAAATCCGCGTTGGCGACACTGGACGGGATGGCATCCATCGTGAGTCAACCCGACGAACCAGTGGTCGGGGTGACCGATGACCTGGAGTGGATGCGTCAGTCCGCATGAATTTATGTCTGAAGTAGTAGCAGATAAACCAGTCGAGTTGGACGTTGAACGCGAGCAACTGCTAAAAGCATTGGCCGATGCCGATGCTTCCGCGTTTGACACTGCGAACATTGCCCCGGTGCCGCAGGCCGAGGAACCCGATCAGGAATCAGTTGTGACTGATGACAAACCCAGTGAGGTAGAACCGGAGAAACCGGCGGACGATGATTCGTCCGGGGAGGACAAGCCCGAGAAGACTGATGACGAGGAGAAATCCTCATCGAAGTATGCCCGGGCCAAGAAGACGCAGGAGCGGGCCAACAAGACCTGGCGTGAGGTCAATGCCGAGAAATCGGCAGTGAAGAAAGAACGCGAGGAACTGGCGGTTCAGCAGAAAGTGTTGAAGGAACAGCAATCCAAGTCGCTGGCCGAGATCGAGCAAAGATCGGCGCAGAGTCGTTATTCACCCGACGAATACGAGGCAATAGCCAAAGAGTTCGAGGATGAAGGCGACCACGCAAACGCTGAAGCTGCAAGAAAAGCGGCGGAGCAGGCGAGGAAAGCGGTTGCCGACCAGGACGCAAAGTCGCAGCAGGCCAAGTTCGTTTCCAAGTGGGACGCGAACTGGAAAGCGGCGGCAAGCGAGCATAAAGACCTGAACGACCAGAATAGCGAGCTATTCAAGATGGTCGGACAGTTGCTTGAGCGCAAGCCCGTCCTGACGCAGTACCCCGAAGGCATCACCGATGCCGTCGAAGGTGCGACGATGTACCTCCAGGCTAACCGGGCCGAATCACTGGAAAAACAGGTCAGCGAACTTAAAAAGAAGGTCGCTGAGTACGAAGAGAAAACACAACTGAACGGAAGCCAGCCTGGCGGGAACATTCTCGAGGTTGAAACTTTTGACAATTTACCGGTTGATCAGCAACGGGCGGAATTGATGAAAGCGATGCAGCAGGCGGATGAGACCGGGACTGGCATGTTCGCAACAAATTAGGAAATAAAACATTATGGCAGGAACGACTCTATCAACGACATCTGGCATTACCGACCAGATTCAACGATATTTCGACAAGAAATTACTCACACAAACGGTACAGAACATCGTTCTGGATCAGTTTGCATATAAGGCAGCGTTGCCCGGCAAGGCCGGTCACAAGACGATTCGCTTTTTCCGCTACCCGGAACCTGCGACAACGGATGTGCTTGGTGTTACGGAAGGAACGCTGCGGACATTGGCTCAGTCAAAGCAATTGTCTTTGACCACGGTGGACGTTGCACTCGCGCAGTACGGACAGACGGTTACGATCAGTGATCTTCTCAGTGCGGTTGAATTGTTCAGCACGATGGAGCAGGCCACCGTCCAGAACGGACAGGATGCAGCACTGAAAGTTGACTCTGAATTGCGTGATATCCTGGGCGAATCCACGGCAATCCAGTTGCGCTATGCAGGTGCGGCGACAAACTACGCTACAGTCGGTGGAACCGATGATGCGATGACTGCGCTCGACATCCTGGATGCGGCAACCAACCTGAGAGTCAACAACGCTCGTCCGACTGGCGGATACTTCACAGCCATCATGGCACCGGAAGTTTCCCGCGATTTGATGAACGACGACGATTGGTTGGAGGCCTCCAAGTACGGCAACCCAGATCAGTTGTTCAAAGGCGAGGTCGGTCGGTACATGGGAGTTCGCGTGGTGGCAAGCACCAATCCATTCAGGCAGAGTACGCAGCATGTCTACGATGCCGCTGG